TTAGTACATTATGGTAGAGAGCCATTTATGTGGACATTTGATAATGTAAATGTTGAATTTATAAAAGAAGAGGAGGAGGAATAATGGACGCAAGAACTTCATATTTTAGTCATGAAATTAAAGACTTACATTTTAAATTTAAATCATTGCGTAATGACCACGAAAAACTTAAAAAGGAACATGAAGAACTACAAAAACAAGTAAAAACCCTTAAGGAGGAAAAATGAGGAAGCCAGACCATACTAAAATGAGGCTGATGTTATGTAAAAACGAATCAGCAGAAACACAGGAATATATCATGTCTAAGATGGAAGACGAGGACGTACTCTATCAATTTATTAAAGCTTTTGGTAGTCACGAAGTACCAAAGAAGGAGGTTAAATGACAGAGTTAGTACTAGGAGCTATGGTATTATTTATTTTCTATGATTTTATTAGAAGATTATATTAAAATAAATGTTGTTTATTAACCTAAGCATTAATAAAATAAAGAACAATATGTGGGGTAACTATAAAAGTTACCTCGCATATCAAAGTAAAGGAGACGAAAAAATTGATGAGAAATCATGAGAATCAAGAACAGATAAAAACTAAAAAGAACGTGATTATAACAAACATGGATAAGAACTTATGGAATAAATTTAAAGGCACCTGCTACACTAAAGGAATGTCTATGAATCAAGCTATATCAGAACTTATTGAATCGTTTGTTTCAGAAAACTAGGAGATAATTTGAAATCAAAATGTCCTGTAGATATTGAGTTTATCTACAACGAACACATCAAAAGAAAGAACGAAGAAAACTTCAAAGAGAGATATGACGGTAAACAAAACCATTATCATGCTTCTGGAGCTGGTACTTGTTCTAGAAAACTATACTATGAGTCTGTTGAGCTTGTAGAATCCACTAATCCGCCTAATGAAAAATCATCTAGAATTATGCGTTTAGGTACAATTGTACATGATGATTTACAGCAAGCACTTTCCGATACTACTATATATAGTAATACTATAAGTAGTAATACTACATATGAAGAATCTATATATAGTAAAGAAAAAGATATAAAGAATATACAAAAAGAAAGTTTCAAGTATTACATTGAAGGTGAAGTGTTTATTACTGATTTAAATGTTAGAGGTTTCTATGACCTTGTAGCAGTTAGCGATACTGACGGTAGTGTACATTTGATAGATTTCAAAACTATGGCTAGTTATTCATGGTCTAAAAAGTTTGGAAGATATAAAGACCCAGAAGCATCTAAACATCAAGAATTACAGTTAGGTACTTATGGGTTAGCAGTACAAGAAAAATTTGGGAGGCTCGATAGTATGTGGTTGTATTATTACAATAAAGACAACTCACAAATGAGAGCATTTCAAGTACCTATGAGTTCTCTTGAACATGCAAGAAACTTTTGGGTAAACGTAAACGAAGAACACAAAAAAGGCTTACCAATGTTTAGGGAAAGATTCAGTCCTGTTGAGGATTGGAATTGTAGATATTGCAGATTCCTGGACCATTGTAACCCGCCTTTTTTTAAGAAAAAGTAAAGGAGATAAACGTGAGTGTATTTCAAAAACTAAAAGACGTTGACATCTCTAAATTAGCAGAGCAAAAAGGTAAGTTTGATTACTTGTCTTGGGCGCATGCAGTAAGAGAGATGTTAAAAGTATTTCCAGAGGCAACTTGGGAAGTACACGAATATGATAGTATGCCTTATATGCAAACAGATACAGGTTACTACACAAAAGTAAGTGTAACAATTGAGGGTATTACAAGAACTCAGATTCATCCTGTTCTTGATAATAAAAACCAAACTATTGATACACCAAATGCTTTTCAAATAAACACATCAATTCAAAGATGTTTAGCAAAAGCAATAGCACTACATGGTCTTGGCCTTGTATTGTTTGCTGGTGAGGACTTACCAGACGACATAACTGATAAGCAAAAGAAAGAAATAACTAAGTTTGCTAATCAAGTTAAAGATGAGGCTATCAAACAGTCTATGTTAGATGCTATTAAAAATGGTAAAGTAAACGAATCAAACTATGCAAAAAGTTTGGAACATTGTAAAACAATTATTAAAAATCAAAAAGGAGATAAATAATGGCTAATGAAACAGCTAAAATGTTTGACGAAATGTTAAACGATACAGAGAGTTTCTTTGTTCCAGGCGAAGAAACAGATTCAAAACCTAAAAATGCGCCAAATGTAAGAGGCGAATTTTATGGACACCTACAATCATCAACAAGCAGAGAAGTGTCATGGACTAAAGACGGTAAAACATTTAAGGCTTTAGTTTATAACTATGAGTTTGTTGTTGACGGTAAAAACGAAGAGTTTGAGTATAAAAAAGGTGACCAGAAATACTCTGGAAAAGAGTATGTAGGTAGAACTTACAAATCAAATGGAATCTTTAGATTCTTAGAGCCAAAAGAAGGTGATGATTTTGTGTCTAATTCTAGCGGTAATAAAAGATACTTTAGGTTCTGTGAGACTATTGGTGTAGAGATACCTAGAAAAGTGGTTAAAATGGACGGTCAAGACGTTGAGGTACAGGTTTTACCGCCACTACAAGCTTCAGATATTGATGGTACACCAGTAATTGCTATGATAGATACTGGTAAGCCTTATAAAAACAAAGAGGGTCAAGAGAGGACACCTTATGTTGTTAAGTTTGTAAAGCAATGGGAAGGAGGAGTGAAAAAAGATGCAGACATCCCATTCTAAGAGGAAGTATAAAAAGGTTGGATGGTCTAGAGAGTTTCTTATCAACACCTTATACGGTTTTGGTATGAAAGGCAAAAGAATAAGTAGAATTGTTGGGGTTTCACCAGCAACAGTCTACAGACACATTAAAAGATAAATGATGTGGGAGATTTTGTATATCGTGAGAATACATGGGTGGTTTTTGTGGTCCTCTCTACCACAGTTCTTTTCTACCTTTCAGGTCTCCCACAATTTTAAAAGGAGAATAATATGCAATGTTGGCATTGTAAATCAGAGCTAATTTGGGGTGGAGACCATACGTATGAAGACTACGGTAAAGAAGGAGAGGGAGTTGTTAGTAACTTCAGCTGTCCAGACTGTGAATCTTACTACGAATGTTATCTACCGTTAGGAGGTCAAAATGATTAACTGGTTAAATTTTATAGTCTACTCATCTATGTTTGTTGTAGGTGTAGTTTGTTGGGCTTCAATTATTGTTTACGTTGTAAGTTATTTTAGATAGGAGAGGTAATGAAAACTAGAAATCGTATGCACAAAAGAATAAAAAAAATCAGAAGGGAACTTGCTGAAAGCCCTAATGGTTGGCCACTTTGTGTGATGGTCGGAGCAGAGTACACTAATAATAGAGCGTACAGAAAGATGCGTGATGCGTAGAAACGAAATGCAATCACTCATGAGCAAAATCATGGAAAGAATTACAGAAACTCGTGATGCTGGACAGAAAGAGTATGCAAGAGACATTGATAATGTTTTTGCAAACTTTGAAAGAGTAGCATCTTTTTGTGGGGTTAGTAGAGAGAAAGCTTTACTTACTTATATGATAAAACATGTTGATGGGCTGTGCGCCTACTCAGATGGGCATCAATCACAAAGAGAAGATGTAAGAGGTCGGCTAACAGATATAATTGTATACTGTATTTTATTTTGGGGTATGGTTGAAGACAATGAAACCAAACACTAAGAAGTGTAAATATTGTGATAAAGTATATAAAATATCAGATTTTAGCTGGAAAATCAAAAATAAGGGCGTTAGGTCCAATAAATGTAAACCTTGCACTAATGAGTACTCTAAGGCTCATTATGAACTATACAAGCATGATTACATTGAAAGGTCTAGAAAAAATACTAAAAAGTATAGAGAAGAGGGCAGGAACTTAATTTATGAGTTTAAGCTTAGCAATCCTTGTACTTCTTGTGGTGAAACTAATCCTATTGTCTTGGAATTTCACCATCTGGACCCGAAAACGAAAAGAAATGATGTCTCGAATATGGCAACACATGGATATTCAGTCGAAAGCATTGAAAAAGAAATCGAAAAGTGTATCATACTATGTGCAAACTGTCATAGGAAAAAGACAGCAAAACAACAAAACTGGCACTCTCACAAACTCAGAGAAAGGAGTAAGTAATGGGAAGAGCAATAGATATGGAAAACGATATTATCAAATTAAAAAAAGAAGTCAAAGAAATAAAGGACGTGTTACAAGAAATTTTAAATGAGGTAAAGAAAGATGAAAAGAAAAAAGCCAACGTCAAAAGAAGTGCAGACAGTAATAGAAAATCTAATTCTACAGATGATGAATCTGGAGGAAAAGATACTAAGTCTAAGTAAAGGTTTTATTGAGTACATAGAATTTAAGAAAGATACTAAAAAGTTTGAAAAATATTTACAGGGAAAGGAGGCAAAGCTTGATAGACAAAAAAGTTCTAGAAAAAATACTAATAGAAAATAGCTGGGGTCTATACTTAAAAGGTAGACCACTTGAAGAAATCAACACTAATGTTGGTGTGATTTATAAGATATGTGAAGTATCAATTGAAAAACTAGTAGATGAATATAATAGTCATATAGAAAAAGAAGAATAGAAAGGAGAGGAAGATGCAAGAGATAGCTGATGTTGCCACAGAAGATGTGGTTTTAGGGAGTGTTATCTTAAACCCAGAAACATATAGTACAATAGCGCCATACGTACCAGACAAGAGAGTTTTTACACAGATAAAAGCTAAAAACTTATGGGACAAACTAACTGGTATGATAAAGGAAAATAAGAATATAGACTTACCTATACTTTGCTCTTCGCTTACAACGGAAGACAATTTAAATGGTATAACTACAGGTTACTTGGTAGATATAACAAGTGATACAGGTAGTACCGCAATGGTAGAAGCTTATGCACAGGTAATCTATGAGAAGTACTTGCTACGAAAGATTGTAAACGAAACAGAAAATATTAGGCAAAACGCACTACACAAAGGTAGTGATGTTTATACGCTAATCAACCAGGCCCACACACTTATGGGAGAGCTTATAAGAGTTAAGCCAGGCGAAAAATTTACTATCGACAAAGCTATGTCAGATACCCTTAATACTATGCAAGAGGGTAACAAAAAAATGATTAAGACTGGCTTTAAAGAGATAGATGGGCTTGCAGGGGGGCTAACTAGAGGTGAGATAAGTATAGTTGGGGGTAGACCAGGACATGGAAAAACAACTTTTCTTGTCAACCTGTTAGCATCCCTTGTAAAAGGTGGATATAAGGTAGCTATGTTTAATAGAGAGCTACCTAACAGTGAGGTTATAAAGAAGTTGATATGCATAGAGAATCCAAGATTAAACTACAGAGACGTTAGAAAAGGTATTATTGATAAAACAAACGTAGGGTTTATCAATGAACTTAAGAAAGCTTCTAGAAAGATAGCGGATATATACGGTGAAGATAGGTTTGTTATGTTTGACAGTATTAGAGACCTAGCTAAAACCGCATCAGAGGTGAAGAAGTTTGAGCCAGATGTGATTATAGACGACTATATACAGCTTGTAACTCCAGCTGGTAAAGAGATTGAGAGAAGACTACAGCTAGAACGTATCTGTAATGAATATAAATGGTTAGCAAAAGAGGCAAACTGTGCAGTTGTATTAGCATCACAGTTAAACAGGTCATTAGAATCAAGAAATAAAGAAGCTAAGAGGCCACAACTTTCTGACCTTGCAGAGTCGGGAGCTATAGAACAGGTAGCAGAGAATGTATTCTTTGTATACTATTCTTATAAAGTGGACCCGTCAATGCACTCAAAAAATGAAATAAGATTAATCGCAAGTAAAGTAAGATATGGGGAGTCTTCTGAGATTACACTTCACTACAATGGTGATATATGTACAATCTATGATAACTGGTCCATACCACACGCAAAGGAACTAGATGAAACAAAAGAACTACCATTCTAAAGCATTTATAGGCATAGACCCAGGAAAATCTGGCGGTATATGCTGTGTAAAAGGAAATTTATTGAGGTCTGCTAAATGCCCAGACTCTGTACTAGGAATGTCTGAACTCCTCCGAGATATACTACAAGACACATCTGTCAAGAATGTATTCCTATATATGGAAAAAGTTTGGGCAAGACCTCATGATGGTAGAAGTTCAGTATTTACTTTCGGACAAAATTATGGCCAATGGGAGGGGGTTATAGCATCTTCCAACATAGTCCCTATCTACGTAACCCCTTCTCTTTGGATGAAACATTTTGAAATACCAAAAGGATTAGATAAAAAAGATAGAAAGAACTTAATAAAACAAATGGCACAAGACTTTGTAGATTCAAATAACTTTAAGTTCCATCAATGGAAGGGAGTCGCTACATTAGCAACAGCAGATGCTATTATGTTGGCGAAGTATGCAATTGATAAAACTGACTGATATACATGAAGTCTTTGGTGACCTAAGCTTAATAACTAATAATGGGAGGAAAATACCGTTGGATTACGAAGAAATGAAAAAGTTTGACATAGACCTTGAGTTTGGCAAAATGGGTGAGGACTTTGTCAGAGACCTACAAAATGGCAACAATATGATAGAGGTCAAAACAGAAAGAGATATATGGAAGACTACAGGTAATATAGCTGTAGAGATAAGATGCAGTGGCAAGCCTAGTGGTATATCTACTACAGGTTCTAACATATGGATTCACTTACTGTCTGATAATGGTAAGATTGTAGGCGGATATATATTCAGTGTTGACTATTTGAAACAAAAGATAATAGACCTTAAAAAAGAAGGTAAACTAAAGATAACTATGGGCGGAGACTTTAATGCCAGTCAAATGGTGTTGATACCTAGAGAAGAGTTGTTTAAAGATTATAGAACATAGAATATTTTCTAAAATTATCACCGCCTGTAGCTGATGTTACAAGCTTTCTTTTTCTATAGAAAAATTCATCTTTTGCTTTTTTATATTTAGCTCTAAGTTTATCATCTTTTAAATACTTCATAAACTCTCTGTCTGGGATTATACCTCTTTTTTCATCATATCCTTCAGAAACTCTTGCTACAGAATATTGATTCAAGTGCGCATCTAAAGCTCTTTGAGCTTGTTTATGAATTTGGTGAGGAGACAAGCCTTGACCATTATCTCTAAAATCTTTCATAAAAGTTGTAGCAATATAATTGTATGCAGACCAGTATGCTCTGTTAAAATCTTTTTGGTTTCCATTGTAAAACGCATTTCTTAAAGACCTGTAAAAAGGTGTTCTATCTGTTTGGCCATATGCCATTGGGTTATCTTTGTAACCATTTTCTGCTTTCCATCTTCTTGCATAAGTTCCAAACTCTTTGGCTGTTTTGTAAAGCTTGTCTTGTTTCCAACTTAATCCAAAAGGTTCTTGAAAGTTTTTACGGTACTGTGCATATAGTACAACAGTTTCATTCATATAATCATCAAGAGCTTGACCAACAGTTTTTCTTTTTTCAGTAAAGCCTAAAGCTGGTAAGAATGTATGAGCAAATAAAGAGCCAGCTGATATTAGGTTGCCCATAACAGCACTACCATATAACGGATTAAAAGAACTAGCCATCATTTGGTCGTTATAATTTAAAACGCTAAATTTATCTTTCTTTGAAAACAAACTTGCTCCGTATGGATTAAAAACAAAATCTGTTCCTAGCTGCAAAAACTCAGCTCTAAATAAATAAGAAGTCATTTGAGTTATTTTATCTTCATTTTCTAATGGGTTTTTTGTGTCAAATAAAGTGTCATACATAGCCCATAAAGCATAACCAGACATTAAACTTCCAACTGTTGCTCTAGCTAAAGGAGCAATATTACCTTTTTCTACAATTGGTTTTAATGTATTTTGATACATATCAAAACTTGTAGAATATGCCATACGATAAAATAGTGACATAGGCTTTACATATTTGTTATTCATCCAAGCAGGCAATAGTTGCGGACCTGTACCGCCTGATGTGGACACATGTGAGTAGTGAGATATTTTAGCTCTTATATAGTCCATCTTGCCAGTAGTTTCTATATCTGCTAATCCATCTTGTATTTTGCGGTAATTGTTTTTGTCTAACAAAAACTGCACTTCATCATCAGATAGTTTGAACGTGTTTTTCCAAAATCTTTCTATTTGATTTTTAGGAGTTGTTGGTAAATAATTTTTAACACCATGAACCTTATCTAGCTGTAACTCAAACGTCATAAGTCCTGCCTGTACTTGGGCTACCCTACCTATACCTTCTGTTCTGGTCATTAAATTAAAATCAAATAATTTTTCCATACTAAACTCACCAAGATTAAACGGTAATTTAACAGCCTTGTCTTGTAGAGCCAGCGTTTTGGTTTGGTAGGTTGTAAAACCTTCTCTTCTAGCTTCATCCATTAATTGACCATAATTGCCAAATAGTCTTATAAAACTTCTCATTGTATTAATAGCACCAAATGTACCTAAACTTCTTGGAATAGTAATTAATAAGTTTTTTACTCCTGATGTTGGAGATGATAACCCAGCCGCAGCTGATAACGTAGAAGCTGTTGATAAAAAGTTTGTTACAGAATTAGATTGGTTGTCAAGACCAAGCCCTAGTAATTCATTTATGTGTTTAGCTGCATATTGAGCTTCAGGGCTGCCGCTGGCCAGAGCAGGTTGTAAATCAGCTTTAGTGTTTGAGGTTAACTTATATTGTGTGCCAAACTTTGTAAATTCTGGGAAAAATTTTGTTGTAGCAATAAATTTAGAGCTAACTGTAGAATATCTGTCCATAACACTAGCATAATCTTTAACATAAGTTCTTACCATTTTTTTTCTGTTAGTAATAGGCGTTGTAACTTCTATCTCATAAGGTAAAAGTATACCTCTTTCCTTAAAATGTTCATTAACAACTCTTGCAGGATTATATGTCATAATATTGTAAGCTTCTTCTTTTATACTATTTAAAAGATTTGTATCGTTTAAGTTCTTTTCATACTCAGCTTGCCATTTGTTAGGGTTTTCTTGTTTTTTAAATTTTTCATTAGCCAATTCTTTTGCTCTACTTTTTAATCTTTTGTTGGCTATATCTACGATAATTTTACTGTCTGCAGAATTTTTTGCAAGTTCTTGTAGTACTTCTCTACTTACCGCTCTAGTCATGTAATTTTTAATATATTTTTCATCATACTCTTTCAACCACTCTTCGTATTGAAATTTAGTAGATTTTGCTTTTACTTCTTGCTTAACTCTATTCCAGTAAAAATCAGTCATTTGCTTATGATAATCTCTAGCAACAATATGTCTTTGCGTAAAATCATCTAGACTATCAAAACCTTCATCGTTCATATTCCATAATTTTTTTGTTTTAGGATTAACTAAATCAAACGCTTCAATAGCTTTTCTTTCATCAGCAGTTAAAGGTCTTCCTGGTTGTGTACGCATTTCAGGTTCTAAAAGCTCCATATTGTCTATATCTTTACCTAATACCTTTTTAACTTGTATAATAGTATCATCTGCAAAAGCTTTATCCTTTGTATATACTACGTCATAGTCTAGTAAATTGTTGGCTAATTTTTGTGATTTTTTACCACCTTTAGAAAGCACATAATAAACAGGCGCATAAAGCTTTCTCCAACGAAACCTGTCTATACCCTTTATTTCTTGAGCTAATTCTCTAAAACTTGGGCTATCAAAATTAGCATTTTCTGCAACCTTGTAACCTTCATAAAATTGTTTTACTAAGTCTATAGTGGCTTGTCCTGATATATTATTAATCTCACCACCTTCTACACCTATCTTTTTTAATAGCTCTACAGATTCAGAAGCAGGTATTTGTTTCTTTTTCCTTAACTCTTCTAAGTCAAACTTTGCAACGTAAAGTTCATCATCGTCTAACATATTTAAATTCAAACATGCTTTTGCCATTACCTGCACTCCATATCATTTAATATTCTAGTTAAAATTGCCTCATCAACCATATCATCTTCTAAGCTTATTTTTTTCATTTTCTTTATATCTGCGTCAGTCATACCATATGTTTTTAATACAGACTTTAATTGTTTTTCATATTTTGCATCACCTAAAGCCATTCTAGAAAAATCTCCAAATCTTCCGCCTGTCATAACTAACCTAGTTTTTACTTTCAAAGTGTTTAAATTGTCTGTAGAATTTTTAGTAAGAGAGTTCTTTCTTAGTTTGTCTCTTGATTGATACTCAATATTTATCTCTTCAAGTTTTACATCTTTAAGTGGGTTATCTAGTGTTGCTCCAAGATTTAATTTAGTTATTAGGCTTTTTAAAGCATCAGGCTTTAATGCTTTAACTTTACCACTAACGGGAATGTCGACCCTTCCTTTTTTAGCAAAAAGCTCACCTATTCTTGCATTTGTTTCTAAATGTATTTTGAATGCACCTTCTAAAACATCTTTGTGTATTTTGTAAGAAACTTCAGAAATATCTTTAGATAAGTCCCCTTTGTTTGTAAAATTAATAAAACCATCTTTGTCTGCAGCAGTCTTAATTTTTTCTATATTTTCAAAACCTTTTTTAAGAGTATAAATTGTTGGGACATTATCTTCCTCTAGTGCCTTAGGTTCTAAAAAATATTTTTTTAACTGTTCTGGTTTTTTGTCTGCTAATTGCTTTAATTGACTTGATGTTCTTTTATCAAATACAAGCCCAAAATATTCTTTAGCTAATTTTTCATATTTTATTTGAGTTGACTTCATCATTTTGCCACTTTTATCTTTTTTTAGATTACTCATATAAGATAACGCTTCTTCAGTAGTTAACTGTTTTCCATCATGACCAAGTCCAAATATTTCAACAATATTAGCTTCTTCAGACCCAACCTTATATTTTTTATTAACATAAGTAAAAAAGCCTTTTCTGAAAGCCTGACCATCAATACCAAAAAGACCTTTTGCTAAATCTGTAAGAGTGTCTGATTCTATAGCTACATTTTGGAATTTATAACCATCTTTTGCATTGCCAATTTTTTGTTTTGCAAAAAACACTACTTTATTAAGTTTACCGTCATTACCTTTTACTTGGTTTGTCTTTTTATTAATAAGTTTTTTTATTTTAGTAATAACATTACCTACAGTAGTTACAAAAGGCAAAGATTTAGGTGCGCCTGCGGCTTTAGGCATTTTCATATTAATACTGTTTTTGTTAATCTGATTATCTCTAAGTCCTACAGGGTCGCCAGGGTCTATAGGTCTTGGGGTTTGTTTACTAATTTGCCCTGGTTCAGCAAGCCTTTTCAAGTCAACAGATAGTAAATCTTGAGTTTTTAAGTCTCCAAATAAATCTTGAATACCAATTCTTTTTGCTTCTGTCATTTTTCCAGTTATCTCTTGAACAAAAGACCTATCTAAATCTCTAATTTTTAAATCAGGACGCTCTTCAGCTATACGGTTAATAAATTCTAACATACCTTTTAAGCGTGCCTTCCTTGTATCATTTATTAATAATGGACCTGCTTTCCCACCACCACCTTTCTTACCTCTTTTAAGTAACCATCCATCTGAAGATATAAAAGTTTTAATAATTTGATAGTTTGCTTTGATAGATTCTTTTTGTACGTCAGACAGATTTTTATTGTCAAGCTCATTTATAATGTTATCTATTTCTTTTATAGTCTTTATATTTTCATTGTAAGACTCTATTAAACGCTTATCCTTTAGGTCAACATCTTTTAAAGACTCTTCAAGTTCGCCAACAGTTTTTTGAGTTTTAACGTAAGTTGATTCTTTTGCATCTAACCTTAAAGATTCTTTTTCTGTAGGAATATTAGATAATGTTTTTTCAGTTGAATCTAAAATTCTAAGAAACTCTTGATTTAATTCGTCACCAGACAATCCTTTTTTACTTAACTCATTTTGTATATCCATTATTGGGACATCTTTAAAAGTTCCGTCTGCAAGTTCAATAGGTATAGTATCAGGTCTACCTGCTTTTTCTAGCCTTGTTCTTATTTGTGTTATTCTTTTAGAAATATTGTCCGCAATAGAACCTCTTTGTATACCTAAAGCTTTTGTTGCATTTTCTATTCCTTCATCCATCCATCTTTCAAGCCTAACTACATCGTCAAACATAATTTCAGCACCTTCTAAATAGTCTTTTACCTCAGCAAACATTTCCATTCTTTTTTCGTAAAACTTTAATGCTTTCTTAGGGTCATCTATATCTTCATCAGCTAACTGTTTAAATGCTTTTACTTTTTCTTGAATTTCTTTAAAACGTAAACCTGCCTCAGATTCCTCAAATGCTTTTCTTCTTTCATCAATATCTGACATACCTTCAAAAGAATTTTGTGTAGCTTTTTGTTCTGCCTCAGTGTCAAGTTGCTCTGTTGATTTAGAATTAACACTATTTTGTACAGCCTCTTCTTTTTCTAATTGTCTTTTTCTTATGTCATATTTTTTTCTATATTCGTCTTGAGCTTTTTCAAGAGGCTCCATAACCACTTTATTTAAACCTAAACCAGCAAGTCTTGTTGCGCCTGCAAAACCTCCCATAGTTAACAGGCTAGCCATCATTTCTTCAGCAGATTTTATTTGACCATAAGCAACAGCAGTACCTGTTATATCACCAAGCGTTAAACCTGCAACATCTGTTGCATATTGACCATATGCTCCAGTGTATTTCATTTTATCTTTTAATTTTAATAATGTACTTTGACTTGTTCCAGAAAGTTTTTTTTGCATTTCTAAACGGTCAGTAACTTTTAACATTCTAGCATGTTTAGCGGCTAAAAATGGTCTAGCAGAACCACCCATAACACCCATAATTCCACCATGAACAACGCCTGCAAAAGTTTCTTTTAATATGTCTTGAGACGAAAGAGGGTCTATATCAGGGTTTCTCATATGCTCTGTTCTAGCAAACATATTTGCTTTTGCTCCTTCATACGGAACATACATCATTTCATTACCTATAATGTTTCTTATAGAGGTTTCTACAGCAGCTCTTCCGCCAGGTGCTTTTGCCAAACTAGGAGCTACTTTTAATACTTTTTTAGATAAATAATTTGTTGCAGCCTTAGCTCCACCTGTAGATAGTGCGGCTTTAGCAAATATACCACCACCAGCAAATAGCGATAAAGCATCTAATGGCATAGCAAACGACATAATTCCAGCAACAGCTTCAGCAAATATTGAAGGTTGTTCATCAAATGTAAATTTAGGTTTACCTCTTAAAACGTCACTAGCCATACCTTGTAATGAGCGACTATATGCAAGTCTTGCTAAGTAAGAACTGTCCTCATCAATACCATATACATTAAGATGGTCTAAAAAAGTGTCTTCATCAGTTTTGTCAAGATATATATCAGTAGGGTCTTCTTTAGGTATAGGGGTTGATGTATAACCTATTTCTTTCCAATCAGCAATTGGAGCATCAGGATATGTTGTTCTAGCTATATAATATAAGTCTTCATCAGATATGTTACCATATTTGTCAGGAAAAGCATCTCTTAACTGTTTTATAGCGCTTTGAGGAGATATAGCCATATTAATTTTGCTTAGAAGCGTCTGTAGGTTCTATAATTTTATTGTATTGATTTAAAGCTTTATCATAGGCGTTTTTTTTCCTATTATATTCCGTAAAGCTTCGCATTAAAAATGCTGTCATTTTATTGTTTTCACCGCCTCCTATACCCCATTTCTTTTTAAGCTCTCTTATTTTTAATCTTAACCGCTTAATGTTTTGCGCTGGCTCTGTAGCTGTTCCAGGAAAACCTTCTGACAATCCAATTCCAGTTTCTTTTGCACCTTTTCTTTCAGAAGAAATCTGGTTTTGTAAATTTTCTATTTCTTTTATATCAGAATCATACATATTTTTCAAAGAAATTAAATCTTGTTCACTTAAAATGTTTGAGTCTTTACCAATTAAGTTAGATAGTTTTTTAATTTTTGACCTATTAACTTTAGCAATGCTTGTATCTTCTACTTTGAAAGTTTTTACTTCTGACAATAATTTATTTACTTTATTTAATTGTTTTTCAGCGGACTTTGGGTATCTAGCTTGTTCAATGTTTTTACTTTCATCATTTATATCTAAAGGTTGTAAAGGGTTGTTAATTTTTTGGCCTTTATCATCATTAAGCTCATTATTATTTTCATCATTTATATCTGCGCTACCATCATCAATAAGATTAAAAGAGTCAGGACCAATTTCATTGTTTTTGCCTTCCCAAGCCCATCTTCCTTCACTTAGCAATTCTCCTGCATAAGAAAAACGCTGCCCTATTAGTTCTTGCATATAGCCTTTATAAATATTGTCTTTATCAATAATTTGTTTTTGAACTTTACTTCTTTGAGTTTTTAAAGTTTTTAATGTCTCTGTTTTTGTGCTAAAAGGCTGTCCTTCAATATAATAAATTACATTATTTTTGTCTGTATCATCAACGTAACTTGATGTTTTTTCTTCAATTAATTTTTGATTAAAATTTTTATCAGACGTTTTTGGTAGTAAATTATTTTCTATTTTAAGTATATTGTCATTTACAGGCTGAAAACTTTCTAAATATAAATCTTTCATTTCAGCGCCCAACAAAGGCATAACTTGATTCTTTACTCTTCCTGAAGTTTGAGCATAATAATTTTTTAATTCAGCATCAAACATTGATTCAGTCAATTGTCCGTTTAGCAAATCAGAGTATAACTTTTTTTCTGTACTGTCAAATATGCCAATCAAAGCTTTAGGTAAAGATGTTAATACATTAGTTGCATTTAAAACATTCTCGCTCATTTCAAATGCTAAGTCTGGCATTATACTGTTATATTCACCTACTCTTGACTTGTACCTGCTAATACTTTTTGATAAAGATTGAAAATCATCTTTAAACTGAGCGCTACTACCATCTAATGCAACACCTTCATTAACACTTAATATTTCTTTGTCTAATGTTTCTATTTGATTTAATATTGTTTGTTTATCTCTGTTAAAATTTGTATGAATTTCTTTTACAGGATTAATCGTTGTAGATAAAGCAGTACCATAGATAGCATCTATCTTGTCCACCATTCCAGGATTTTCTGCAACAAATTGGTCTCTCATTTGTTTTAGTGAGCTTTCAGCTCCACTTACACTAGACATGCTAGATTTATCCATTGATGAAAGTGTGTTAAGCATCATTGTTTGAAAAGATTCTTCTTTAACCGCTTCACGTCTGTCTCTTTGCAATGTAGCTTCATTCATAACCCCTTGCACTTGCGATACAGTTTGTATAGTCTTTAACAGTCTATCAAATGGGTCTTCACCTAAGTTTAAATTTACATTTGCTCCTGCAGGTAGTACTTTGGCCATCTAGCCTCCTGTTTGCATTGGTGTAATTAACGATTGATAATCTTCTAGTTCAGAATATAGTTGCTGTAATGCATTTGCTCTTTGTTTGTTTACATCTTCCATAATTGCTTGCGAACCTTCTGCAAATTGTTGCTCTGCCAAACCTTCTGCTACAGTTCTTCCGCCATATCCTGCAAAACCACCGCCCACTTGTGAAGTTTTTGCTCTTTGTCTAGCTAAAACGTCTGCCAATGTACCTCTTTTCATAGCAACTTCTTTAGTATAACTTCCAGGGTCTAGCGCTCTAAGAGTTGATAACTCTGCTGGTCTAGCCATTGCAGGGTCAAAGTCATAAACACCAGCCCTTTCAAAACCTTCTGCTAATGATTGTCCTCCAAATATATTAATAGGTTGATTTGATGTAAACATAAAAGCTGGACTATCTGGGTCTAAATAAGGGCTATCGGCAGATAAATTAGTAAACCCAGTTTCTGGGTCAAACATTTCCATAAAATCAGCAGTTGGCCCATAACCTTGAGCCACTAAATCTTTATAAACATTATAAGCTCCACCATCAGGAAAATCTTCTTCTGATATAAGTTTAGGTCTAAATGTAGTTTGTACATCTGACATAAATGATTTTGGTAATAAATAATCTAATACGCTCATATAAATCCTTAATATACTTTAGGAGCTTGCGCTCTTGTCATAACTGGTTCTTGAGGTGAACCTAACAAATAATCTTGTAATAAATTTTGCAATATTGGAGCATACATTCCTGGTGTAGATAATGCTGTAGCCATTTTACCACCTTCAACTAATGGTGTTGTTAAATTACCTACATTTAATAATCCTGATGTAAATGGTATTGCAGTTGACTCTACAGCAGACACTGCTCTTCCTAATTTAGTTGACTGTGGTAATGAGCCTTTTACAATATCTAATATATTCTTGTCTGCATTAACACTAGGTGCGCCTTGCATAATATCGCTGGCTATGTTTTGTGTCACTTCAGGAGAATCTAAAGTTTTTGTGAGAGGTAAAGTTTTTGCAGCAGATACAGCAGTTGGTATCATAGACACTAAATTGCTTATTAAATCAGCTTGCTTCCTACCTTGTAAGTTTTGTTTTAATTGAGATTGCCCACTCATCATACCACCTGTAAGATAGTCTTCTAAAAATGTTCCTTTAAATTTTGCGGGTATGTTAACATCTTTACCTGCATCTTTAATCATTCTTTTTAATTCTTTTTGAGATGTAATAGTGTCTAACCCTCCAGCTATTAATCCAAGTACAGGATTAACCATACCTAATGCTGTTTTAACTAAACCGCCACCTTTAAAACCAAACAATCCAGCTCTTTTTGATGCTTCTTTTTGCATCCTATCTAATTCTTTTTCAAGTAAATTAGTAGCTTCTTTAGCTCTTGCATCTAAATAATCTTGTTGCGCTCTCTTTTGAGCCAATCCTACTTTTGATGCTAAATTTTCTAATGCAAATGGTTGTGCCATTATTCTCCTTACAGTTCTGTGTATAATTTATAAAAATATATTAAATATTCATAATAAATATTTTTTAATAATCCTAGTCTTTTATTATCCAGCATCAGCAGCTCCTGTTGGGTTGCTTAGTGAAAACCAAGCTGAACCATTACAGTATAGTGTATAACCACCATAACCTACAACTCTTTCGTCAGAGCCTGATGTTAAAAAAATTTTTTGATGAGAACCTGCTGCTGGTGTTTCATTATGTTCTAATTGTATAAAATTAGCAGTATCTGTTTTTACTATATACAAGATTTGTCCTTGTACACCACCACTAAATCCACCTATAGTTACATTATTGCTTGAAGTATCTACTTCTAATACTGTAGTATCTGACACATCAATACCATCTGTAGGTCCTGCTGTACTAAATGCAGTATGTTTATATGATACAGTACCTTCTACGTCAAGTGTAGTAGTAGGACTTGTAGTACCTATACCTACATTACCTGCTGAAATTGTTCCTGATGTGGTTATAGCTGAAGAGCCAGTATTAATCGTTCCAAACCCAGACGTAATAGAACCTTTATCTATTGAACCGTCATGTTTTACTCCAAAATTAATAGTATCATCTTCACTTGATGAATATGTATATACATTAGAAAAGTCTGATATGCCACTTCCTGTTGTGTTAACATTAACTTTTAATAAGCTATGGTCATTTTGAGAAGTAACTAAAGGAGCGTTAAATGTTTGCTCTACGTGCATAAGTTGAGAGCCGCCTGTTTGTGAAGCTGTCATAGAAGCTCCAGTTACTACTACGGTATCTGTTGCACTTCCAGCTGTTATATTTAAACTACCACTACTTGTAGTAAATGAAGGATTAGTAAACATAGTAGCTTTAGATTCGTTATCTACATTGCCTAAACCAACATCTCCTTTTACTAATGATAAATCTGTTTTAAAATCTGCTGTATTAGCATTATCAAGTAATGTTTTAACATCTGCAGACACATCTAAATATTTAGTTTCTAATTTTATATCTGAAGTGTCAGTAGAATTTCTAAATGCTATAAGTCCTGATTTATTTTGTATACCAACTGCTGATGTTCCGCCTGACTGTCTTAATAATAATTTATCTACAACAGGAGTATTATTTGTTTTAGTAGACAGTCTTTTAACTGCATCTTCTAACCTTCTAACAGTAGATGCTATTTGTCTTAGGTCTATATCAAGGTCTACACTATGCCATTTATTAGATTCTTTTACATATAACTTTAGCCCTTTTCTAGATGAGCGTATTGTTATATCCCCATTTTGGCCTTCAAGACGTTGTGGAGTACCTTTACCCAAAGTTATTCCTCTTGATTGTCTAATAGCCATTATTTAATACTTTTTTCTCTATATACTATACTTATATCGTTTATTTGAAATGATGAATGTATGTAGCCTAAATCGTATGCGGTTGACAATCCCACACCATAAGTTAATGCTGAAGATAGAGTAGCAACTTTACTATCTTTATCATAAGCAGTAATTTTTCTTATTTGACCTTGACCATTACCACTGTAAAAAAATATAGGCATACCATTATAATAATTGACAGTGTCAGAAGCATCCGATGCTAAAGTGATTGTAGAACTTCCAGATGCGCTGCCTGCAGTTAATTTTGAAACTTGACCTGCATTAGCATAACTAAACTGTAATGCTATTGAGTACACATTATTAATGCTAGCTGTTGGCTTTAGTCCTACTGTTATCCACTGACTGCTACTTGTTCCAGCGTTATAAGCATCAAAACCTTTAGCATTACTGTAATATGTAGTATCTTGAAATTCTCCTGTAAAACTATTAGAACCATTAGTTGCGTAGTTTACTTTAATTCCTGACACATAACTTTGACACTTAAATGTTACATATATTTTATAAATCTTTTTTCTTCTACTAGGACCAGAATAAGTGCTTGTTGTAGTAGATGTTCTTGTTAAATCAAAATCTTTTGTTCTTAGTTTAAATTTTTCTGCAGCCTTTGTATGATTCCATACATCTCTAGCAGAATCGTCCCATACAGATATATTCCCTAAATTTAATGCTTGGTCTGTTTGAGATAACATTATAAGACCGCCATTTTTAGATACAATCATATTACTTCTAAATATATTAGCAGGTTCTACAGGTACATTAGCATTATCTCCAGTGCTTTGTAACACAAGAGGTTGTCCAGGAATAGTAGAGGCAGCATTAGAACCTGTATGAGGAATTGTAAATGCGTCTGTTATAGGAACATTTAATCTTATTAAATTAAATGGTTTATTTGATTCTTCATTGCTTGCCATTATAGTTCGCTTTCTGTATTGCCAATTATTACATCAGATGGATTAGATAATTGATACCAATTAAATAAATTATCATGTTGAGTTATAGAGCTGTTAGTTATATCATATATATATCCACTGCTTGAAGCTCCTGAAATATTTGTTGTTAATATAATTAACTTGTTAGAGTATTTATCATAACCTACTATTACAGGCCTTTTAAAATCTTCATTAGTTAACCAATTGTCTATTCTAAATTTGTCTGCACTTACATTACTTAATTTTTCACCATCATAATAATATATACCGTTTGAATTAACCCAAAATATACCATCGCTAGATTTAGCTATTTGACATGGATTTTTTACGCCTGCACCAGAAAATGTAGACACGAGTTCTTCACCTTCGGATGTTACTTTAATAACATATGCAGTTTTTTCTTTATACTGTATTAGTTTATCTCCTACAGATTCTAATGCTATAATACTTTCACCATCAGAAGTAGCTACATCAATAAAGTGTGTGCCATCATCTGGAAATGTGTCAAATTTGTCTGTATCTGAGCGTAACATTCTATCTGGAAATGTTTTGTCACCAATTTTTAAATTACCTATATAGACTTTTCTATCTACAGTTGCTGTTGCTTTATATCTGGCAGCTAAACTTGTACCTGCTTCATAACCATTATTTGCCTCATACGTAATAAGTGGTAAATTTTTAATAGTATCTCCAGACAAGTTTCCAGTCACAATAGCTCTTAAATCAGTCGTTTCGGTTGACCCCCATTGGTCTCCATCTATATCACCTAACCTTAAATTTTCTACATCACTATCTTTAGCATGCATTACATATGTACCTTCTTTTAAGTCTACATCATATAACATAATCCACTCTTCTGCTAAGCCACCTCCAACTATATCTACTTGTTTCATATAAATTCTAAAACCTTCAATACGTTCATTCCAACTATTATTTTGTGTTGTAGAATTAAAAATTCCTGTTCTAGAATTATTACATAAAAAAGCTATAGAAGATTTTGCAACGCCTTGAATTAATCTTAAATCAAAAGCATTAGTATGTGTCATTAATTGTTTAGCTGATTTTGTTACTGAAAATAAAATTAATTTTACTTTTTCTGGAGCTCCACCATTAGCACCAATTACTTGTATAGCTAAAGGTACATCTGTATCAACACTAGTGTGTGTAGTTATAGTTCCAGTAAAATTAACCAAACCAGTGCCACCACTAGGTTGTGGGACAGTTAAAGATTCTACTCCAGTTTTATTTGATTGGTCAGGACCTACCCCAACATATAATTTTACAGAAACTCCTGAGCAAGATTCAAACCTAATGCTAGCAGATATATCATAAGATGTTTGTGTAGAAACAGTAATGTTAGAGTCTTCGTAAAACAAATGTTCTTGATTAGCTACAGATTCACAAAAATTAGATACATGGTCGTAATTGTTAGGATTAGAAGTAGATAAAGCGGCTTCTGAACCAAAACTAGAATTTGCGGTTATCCATCCCGTTGTGCTAGTAAACCCTTTATTTATTAACACCTCATCAGCTTGTGTAGTCATTAAGGCGTTAGTAATGTCTGATTCTTGCATTTCACTACCACCACCGTCATATAAATAAGACATGCCAAGTATATATTTATTTTTAAGATTATCATCCATAACCTCATCTTCCAATATAATTTCTTCAGTTCCTTCGCCTGGGTAACTAATAGCGTCTGAATCTCCTATTATTTTAACTTGACCATCTGAACTTCCAAATCCTATTATTTCAAAAACACCATTTAAAGATGCTCCTGAAGTATCTTCAATACCAGCATTTGATATTGATAAAAATTTACCAATTGCAAAGCCATATTTTGGTAATGTAACATCTATAGCAACAGTATCATCTAATGAATCTGCAATCGTTAATATTAAATGAGTTTCTGTAGATGTAGTAACTGAGCTTACTGTAGTTCCATCTACTAATGTAAATTTAGTATCTTCAGATATGTCATTAATATCAATACCTAAGCTAACTTTTTCTGGCTCATCTGGGTATAAATTACTTTCAAGTAATGTAGAGTCATTTGAAGATATAATGTTTTGGTTATATACATTTAAAGCTCCATACTTAGGCGCTTCTGGAACCTGTATATCTTGTACCCATCTGTTTATATCTGTATTAGCTCCTGCTTTTTTAAGCATAGGACGTTTAATATGAGTAAATACTTTAGGTACATTAATTTTAAATATTTTAGAATTATTGTCATGGTCTTCTATTTTAGTTCCAAAACGTCCTCTTTCTACAGTTATAGAACTAGTAGCTGAAACTGTTACTTTCATAACCTCAGAGTCTATTTTTATATATTCTCCTACAGATAGCCCATGTCCAGCGTCTACATTAAATGATGTAGTAGAGTCTGCTGAAACAGAAATTGCAGTTTCAGCTGTTAACTCTTCTTCGCTAAAGTTAGCATCACAAACTCTTAAACCATTATCTGCTTTATAGTAAACAGGCTTTACACCTTTTACATCTAATAAATTTTCACTATTACCATCAGTACCTGTATTATGTACAGTCCCCATAGATATAAGAGAATCTTTCCAAGGCCCATAATCTGTTCCTTCAAAATTATCTGTCCATATATCTATATCTGCCCCATCATTAACACATATAAATTCTGTATTAACTTCATTAGGGCCAGTATTATCAGAAACACTTGTATTATTAAAATCATAATCGTGTGTAAATGAAAATAGCCCATGACCTGACGATATGGGCGTTTCGTTATCAAACCTATCTTGACCTTCACTATCTGTAGGGCTTACAGGAACATTTTCTGTGTTTACTGTAACAAACGAAGATTTACCATTACCTGGCATTGTTACTCTACCTACATTAGAAACATCTACATTAGTAGCTTCTACTAATTGATTATCTTCTATGTCTCTTGGGTCAGCCTTTTTGTTGATACCACCTTCAAAAGCTTTTATATGGTATACTTGTTTAGGCATTTAAAGTTTTTCTTGAATTGCAGTCTTTACTATGTCTTCCATTACATCATATATAGTATTCAAATGTTTTTCTTCTGTTTTTTCATTAATAAATGGAATGTTTATATTTTCATTTAATTTATCAACTAATTTTTTTTGAAGCTCATCAGTAAATATTTGTTCTACAATTTCATCTTTATATTTACTTACCATATCTTTAATAAAACTCATTAATAACTCCTTTTCATACGTTTAGATGCGTCATTTACTTTTAATCCTTTTTTCTTAGCATAAGATTTTGCAGCCATTTTACCTTTAGCTGTATAAGGAAATTTCTTTTTACCTACTCCTGGCATAATACCTCCTAGTGTTATTCGTAATTTCTATTTCTTAAAAATTTTTCTTTAAGCCCATTACCGCTTAATGCAGCAAGTATTTCTACAATTGCTCTATAGCTTGCCTTAATATCTTTTTGCTCTAATTGCATCTGTTTTTGCGAATCTATAAGCTTTATAACAATACCTTCAAACCTATCATTAGCTTCGTCTAAATCTTTTTTTAAATCGTCTTGAATCCAATTATTTTGTTTCCATATAAAAAAACCAAATGCCATTGTCATTGCAACTGGCACTCCAAACTGTTCTATAACATTTAGTATATCCATTTTACATTCTAGGAACTGATAAAGCTCTTACTCCACTTTTTCTATGAGGGTACCTTTTGATAGTTCTCTCATATTTGTTTCTATAATATCCAGCTCTTTGTAGGTCGCCCATATCTTCTAATAGTCTAGACTTTACATAATCTATTATTGAAGAATGTAATGAAGTATCTAATCCAGAGTTAGCTTTTAAATCATCTGTTACTTCTTCTACCTTACCATACTTAGAATGAGTATGTATACGTAGACCACCTGTAACACTACTACCAGAATATGTATCATACTTATCTATTGTAGTTTCAGTTGTGTCGCTAACATCATTAGATATAACTTTACATACTAAAGCTAATCTTTCATCGTCATTATACCATGCAAAATAACTATTTGGATAACTTCTTTTATCTGTAGCCATTTAATCTCCTATGCTGATGCAATAAATATTTCTAAATCTACTGCTACTGAGCTACTTTCATTTAATGCTCTAATATCTGTAATAGCATCTAATGTTGGGCTATCTAAATCACCTGCTGCAGCATCAAATGCAGCATCAAAAGTGTTTAATATTAAAGATTTACCTTCTTCTAATAAAAACCATGCACATTCATCATCTGTTCCATTAGAATCATTATCTCTTGCTATTTGAAGTTTTACACCTTCGCCTGCTGCAGAATTTAAATTTGTTATTCTTAAATATTTCATTTCATCAACTTTAAACTTTCCTGCTGCAACTTCTGTACCATCATCTCCAGTTGTTTCTAATAATGTTATTGTACCACTTCCACTTACAGGTACAGTTAATATTCTTTTAAAAACTTCACCTATAGAAGAAACTGTTGTAGTAGTTGTACCACCTTGGTTTTTCCCATTTAAGTTAATAGACTCATTTATGGTTACAGTTAAAGTTGATGCTGTTAATGTACTTGCCATATTTACTCCTAAGCTGAAGCTATAAAAGCTTCTAAATCTACAGCAGCACTATTTGCTGTTGCTTTTATTCCTGTTAAATCTTCTAATGTTGCACCTGATATATCTCCATAATCTACAACTCCAGTGCTAGTGCTACTTACAATTAAATAACTTGCTCCAGGGTCTAAGCGTACACTAAAATCTGTACTATTAGCACCTTCTATATTTAATGTGACATAATTACTATCATCTTTATTTGTAAGCCTAATATATCTTATTCCTGCAGCAACATAAGTTCCACTACTAACTGCAGCGCCAAAAGAGCAAACAGTTACTTCCGAAGTAGGTATTGTTACAATTCGATTTGTAACTTCATTTATAGAACCTATAGATAAAGTATTAGTAGCACCCTGATTCTTACCATTTAAATTGATAGATTCTGATATAGAAACTGTCATTGTTGCGGCTGTTACTGTACTTGCCATTTATTACTCCTATTTTAATGAATCAGACGTTTCGTCTGTATCATCTTTTAATAATTTATGCGAGTCTGCCAACATAGGCACCTTCACATATCTATCATTGTTATCTAAAATTTCAACTCTTGTTATGTCTATAACAGAGTCATCTAATTTATACCATCTTTGTTTTGAATTTAAATTTTGTATTTTTTCTGTAGTATAATGTTGTACTTTGCCTGACATATCCATTAATGCGTCATTTATAAGTTGAATCATATACTGTTCGGGTTGCCTTCCCATTGTATATTCTATTTGTTGTATTAATTCTTTAACTGTCATCTCTACCTCCACCAGTAGTAGCAGGAGCCATTTGTCTAGGCGGTTGCACACTTGCAACACCCATCATTTGCAAAGACTGCACATAATCTTGTTTTAATGCTGTAATCATAGGAACATAAAGCTCTGTATCTTCTTCTGAAGCAAGTAAATATTCAGCCATTTTAATTGCAGCATATAAAACCACAATGTACTCCATATCATTAGATAAGTTAGCTATATTACTATCACCATTTGCTATTTGTGTAAGTGGTAAGTATAATACTTCTGCAGTTTGACTACCAGTCGGGTCTGGAAACACATTAAGTACAGAGTTTTTAATAAAATATACTGGGTCTGTTTCTTTTGCGTGCATCAAATCATTAGTATCTGTAACTCTAGATGCTAATATAGGAGACACTTGTCTACATATTTGATTAAACCCTTTTGAATCTTTTCTTGTTACAGCCATTATAGGCCCAATAGTGTTTGTATTTAATGCAAGTGTAGAAGGTGAATTACTAAGTTCTGTATGCGTAACACACTCTAATAACTTATCAGGAGGCAAAACATTATATAGCTGCTTAAGACCATCTCTTAAAAATTGGTCCATAGCATCAGTATCTGTTGATATTGCTTCTCCTACTAAGTCTTGTAATTGTGCATTAAATGTTGCCACTATCTACTATTCCTATCTGCTATATCTTGGTCCATAGTTGTTGTGCTAAACTCTACTTTAGTTTGCCCACTCCAAGTTTTTCTCATATTTATATAGTTACTCATTTTTTCAGAGCTTGTTTTAAAATTTTTTTTATGCTTACAACTGCCTGGCTTTACCGTTTTTTCGCAGTCTTCACAGTATATAAATATAGCCATTATATTTTAGTTCTCCCAATTATTTTATACATACTACTCTCCTGTAAATGTACTACTTGCTACTAATGCTTGTGCTTCTGTTTTAGTTAAAACTGTAAAGTTAGGATAATCTAATCCATAACCCAGCTCCATAAGCTCTGTAAGTACACCATCTTTCATAGACCATTCACCTTTAATAATAACATAAGACTTATCATGTGAATATCTAGGTGGTCCTACTTTACCACTAAATATAATATCAGTCCATGTAGGTGCTGACTTGTAAGTTACTTCTTCAGTCTCTTCATCAACTGATTCTACTATAGGGTATAACCCTTTTATTTTGTCACCAACAGCACTATTAAATGCACTGCTAGGTATACAAAAATACATTTCATAATGTGCCATTATCTATGACTCCTTTTACCTGCTTTATAATTTCTTAATA